TGGTAGACCACTCCCTTCCAATGGGTTAATGGAGAAAAATCAATGTCAGGCTTTAACGACATTACCGTCTTCGACGGTGCTGCACCCCCCGTGTCCCACATCCTGAAAGCAATCCGCGTACAGTCCAAACCGGACGGTACAACGAGCGCCCTTTGGGCGGAGCGCCTTGTCGGCGTCCCGTTTGAAGGTCAGGTATCTGTCACTATTGAACAGAAAGTGTTGAACTCGGGTGTAACTCAGACTATTACCACGGCAGACGTTCCAGTGATGGAGTCTATCTCGGGGCAGAATTCATCTGGTTACACTGCAGTCCCCGCCGTGGCGTACGTTGAGCGGAATCGCTGGGTGAATTACAAACACCCTCGGTCCACCGTTGTAACCGCGCGCCTTGGCCGTATGATCCTCACAAACATCAGTAACAACGTTAGTACGACTGTCGCAGCTGCGACCGCCGGACCTTTCGCTGAAGCTGTAGATCAGGTTATCATGCCTGGTTAATGTTTGGACGGCCTGTAGCAATCCTGCTACAGGGACATACACACGAGTAGTACGTTTTTATAGAAAGGTACGAAATGTCTTATCAGATCCTCGTTAAAGGGAAAGCAGTAGATGAAGCCTCAGCAACACTCCGCCACATCGCCCACGCCATCCTCCGAGACTACCCGGAAGGCACCGAAGCGCATCGCCTTCGCTGCAGCATTGATCGCAGTGATTGGGCTAGCGTCATCGGATATGAATTTGATTACCACGGCAATTGGTCTCTTGATGAGCTGATTGACGTGCGTCAGGCAGTCGCATTGTTCCAAAAGAACGATGCGGTTGTAGACCTCGGCATTGACAAAGCCGAGGCCGCACTGACCAAATTCATCCTAGCTGACGATATTTGTAAGCAGACTAACGAGATTATCACCCAGTTTGAGAATGGAAACTTTTGCTTTTCGTCTCCATTGGTGGCCCCCGTACTTCACGAGGCCGCTAAAAGAATCTCAAACGTGTTGGGTGATGTCCCGAAATTAAGCGAGCTGAGAGTAAAGTTTGGCAAGGGGGCGACCGTATCAACTAAAAAACGATACGCGTCTGTACGTCGGAAATTATCAGCCGATGTACACTGTAGTCCAAGCCTTGTACCGTACTTACCTGCCATTGCGGAGGCATTCCCCCATTTACTCAGGGGAACCGCATCGGAGGACGATGACGAGTCATCGGAATACGTTACAGAACTACTTGACGTGACAGTATGTTATGCCAAAGTAGGGTTTGCCCGCAAGAACGTGAAAACACACCGTACAACCGTCACGGAACCCGACATAAATATGTTACTTCAGTTGGGTTACGGCGAAGATGTGCGTGGTAAGTTGTTGAAACGTGCAGGGATTGACATTACGGACCAAACCGTTAACCAACGGAAGGCTCGTGAAGGCTCAATTACTGGGGAAATAGCAACCCTGGACCTGGTTAGTGCTAGTGATCTACAAGCAAGACTGTTAGTTCGCTTTTTAACTCCTATGCAATGGTGGCGTGTCTTAGATGACATTTCATCCCGTACCGTCGTTTTACCTGACGGGTCACTACGGACATTGAGCATGATTAGCTCGATGGGCAATGGCGTTACTTTCCCGCTGGAGACCCTGATTTTCTGGTCGCTAGCGTGTGCCGTGAATAGCCTGTGCCACGACGTGTCGCCCCCGGTTGTCTACGGGGATGATATTGTTGTGCGCAGGTCAACAGCGGCAATGTTGCTCGAAAC